CGGACAACCGCCTCTGCAAAACACCCCAATGCTAGTGACTGTGCTACTCAGATGAGAACATTCTTTGCCCTGTGCGGGCAAAGTGTGACCGATTAATCTAGATGAGTATTAAATCGCTTCGCTCTTGTGTTTCAAATAAACTGTTGTTGAGCGATAGCGAAAACAACAGATGTGCGCAGCACATCTTAAAAGAATGGCAGTCCTGACTTTTTAGTTGTTTCCAAATTCTCTTTGATGATATCATTGATAAGGGCTCGTTCTGAAGAACTGAGATTCAATGCTGCGTCGTAGCTGACCCCACCTCGCATATACCAAGTGATTTTGAGAGCCTCTTGACGTATGTTGTTGGTGTCTTTTTCCATCTGATCCACCATCTCTGAGATAGACTCAGAGTCCATGGTCAAGAGGCGGGAGCGAAAAAATTTGTCATGTCTAGAGTCAGAACCTGCTGATATTCTTTGGTGCACTCTGGACATTTTATGGTCAAGGGCTGAATTTCACTCATGCTCTTTTGACTCACAATGTGATCGCGAATTTGATTAAACAGATTTCGATCACAGTTTTTTAAGAAGTCTTGAACATATTCTTGTTCGGTGACCAGGGCAGTGGGAGTTTTGATAGCTGCCACACTTTGACCCAAGGCTTCCACAGTGATTTCTGTGATCTTTTTCAGTGCCTGTGTGAGACGATTGATCTTTTCTTCAACGGGCTGGTCCATGTCGTCCAATCCCTGTAGCATACGCTGTTCGTCAAACTGCTTTTTGTTGTTGTCATTGAGATTCTTGTAGGTCATGGGACGGAAATAAATTTCAATGTCACGGAAATCAATGTGTGATTGATAGTTGGGAGCTTTCATGGCATCCAGCACTGTGCGCAGATCAGTACCAAACGTGTCTTGATTTTTGCAATGCGGACACTGCGACTCAATTTCCATGTTGTGTCCATAGCTGGCAATTCTAATACTGATCAGAATTGTGTCAACGTCCATGGCTGGAATGGACCAGGGATCAATAATGCTGGGCACACAGCTTTGAATCACACTCACTGTGGCCTGACCGTTGAACAGTGCGTCAGGAGTTCTGTAGGTGATTTCGTCAATGGCAGTCATGGGGTAAACAGGAATTTCCCCATTGGGCGGCATGTTCAGCGCACCTTCGGGGTAGAAAGAGCCGCCGCTGGGCAAGCGTATAAAAATTGCAGGTTGGCGAAAATATTGGCGTAGTGGGTTGTTTGGTATCATGATTTTTTCTCGGTAAATATAATTATGGCTGAATTGTATACCCCGGAAGAAATTCAAGAGATTTTTGATCGCTACAACGCGGAACTGATGAGAACTGGTCGTGTCACCGAGGCAATGGCTCGCGAATTTGCCGACGCAACCAAAGGGGTAAAAAACTACACACTTACCCTAAAAGAAAATCTCAAACAGTTGGGGCAGGCTAGCAAACAAGCAGCTCAGGATATGGCTGATGGTGCCAAAGGCACAGAGTTATTCAGTAAAAGTATCGAAGCAACAGGCGCTGTATCTCAGACAGTGGTCAGTCAGTTTGGGAAGCTGGGCAAAGCCCTGGGCGCAGTAATCGGTGCACTGACATGGTTTGCCACGTCTGCACTCAAACAAAGCGACCGGTTATTTAACTCATTCCAAGACATCAGCAGATCCGGCGCTGTAGGCGGCCAGGCCATGACAGATGTATTCAACAGCATGAAGAGCTTTGGATACACCATAAATGAACTGGACAAAATGGCTGCTTTGCTGTCTGAAAACAGCAGAGACCTTGCATTGTTTGGGGGCACTGCTGCCACAGGCGGAAAACGTCTGGCAGTAATGGTAGAAGGGTTCAGAGATCTACGTGTAAATTTTCAAGCTCTTGGCTTGAGCACAGACGAGCAAGTTCGCGCAGCAGCCGGCTACTACAGACAGATGGGTCGACTGGGTCGTGCCACTGAAGCTACCTCTGCGGGTGCGACTGCATACATCAAAGAAATGGAAACTTTGACTAGACTCACAGGTTTGCAACGAAAAGAAATTGAAAATACTCTTGAACAGGCAGAAGCAGAAAACAATTTCTATGCTGAGTGGGAAGATTTATCAGCTGAGTCACAGGCTGCTACCAAAGAGGTTCTGGCCACATTTAAACAACTTGATCCATCGGGTCGTTTCGTAAAAGGACTAGTTCAAAGTTTCAGTGGCTTGATGATCGGAGCTGAAGAACAATCAGAATTATTTTACGCATCAGGTGGACGACTGTTTGAGTTGATTGAAGGTTTAAAGGCAGGTACTATTACAGCAACGCAATTTAAACAGGCCATGGGTGTTGCCGCCGATGAAAATTATTCAACTGCCAAGGCCATGAGTATGTATAATTCAACCATGTTTGGCAGCTTACGTAATTTGAAAATGTTGGGCCAAACTGGACAAAATGCAGAAAAGTCGTTGGAGGATGTAACAACAGAAATAAATCAGTTGATAAAAGGCACAGATGGCGCCACCAAAGCTCAAGCTGGGGCCAGAGTGAATCAGATTGATATGTCCAATAACATACAGAGCCTTATTAATCTCGGGGTCAGTCCATTGACTAAGGCTTTTGAAATTCTGACGCGGGTAGTTGAACGTCTAACTAGATTTTTAGATCCAAAAGGTCGAGATAAAGCAAAATATGAACAAGAGACTCGAGAACAAGTAGCAGAAACAGCAGCCAAAGTCAGCGGCGGTATCATTGACAAAATCATACAGGCCGAATCGGGTGGAAGAAACATTGGTAACCTCGAGGGACGCAGCAGTGCATATGGTATAGGGCAAATAACTAAAGGAACCTTTGAAGGACTGGTCAAGCAGTCGTCTCCGGGATCTGCACTGCATGGCAAAACCTTTGAAGACATGAAAGCCAATGTTGATTTGCAGCGGCAGGCATTGTCGATGCTAACAACACAGAATCAAGCAGCTCTCAAACAATCAGGAATCGAAGTCACAGATGCTGCTACATATTTGGCACATCACTTTGGCGCGGGTACTGCAAAAAGATTATTAACAGCATCAGATCAAACACCAATCGGTCAGGTTGTTTCTGACAGAGACAGGGAATCTAATCCTAATGTGTTTAAAAACATCAGCACTGTGGGCGATCTCAAGGCTTGGGCAGAAAGAAAAATGGGCACTGCTGGACCGTCGGGTGCATTCGGATTCCGAGGCACTATGAGTGGCCCAATGAGTGGTTACAGTCCAGGCTTAGGCGCGCTAGCGCATGGTTATGAAGAATTCTCAATTAGACCCATGGGCGGAACAACCAATTCGAATTCAGGTGCCAGTGAAGGCACCATGATAAAACTGATCGAACGTGTTGACGATTTGATTTCTTTGAACAGAAATCAGCTGGATGTCAGCGAGAGAATACTGAAGTATCAACAGTAACCCTAGGTAAATACTATCTATGACATGGCGTAAGTATTTCAAAGTCGCTAACTCCGGCGGGGACATGAGTCCAATTTCGGGCACCAATCAATTTGGTTTGCCTGGCTACGGCAAAACCGGCACAGCCGGTAGTAGCATGCAAGGCGGGCTCTACACAGCCAACGACTTTGCCTATCGCAACTATGCCAGCAGACTGCCCGAAGTTTATTCAGGGCATCCCAACCGAATTGAACGTTACAATCAATACGAAAACATGGATTGTGACTCAGAGATCAATGCCTGTTTGGACATCATTGCTGAGTTCTCAACACAGAGAAACCAAGACAACAACACACCGTTTGACATACAGTTCACAGACAATCCCACTGATCACGAAGTAGAAATCATCAAAAAGCAACTGCAACAGTGGACCAAACTCAACAAACTGGATCAGCGTATATTCAAACTGTTCCGCAATGCCATCAAGTATGGCGATCAAGTGTTTGTGCGTGATCCAGAAACATTTGAAATGATGTGGGTAGACATGACCAAGGTCAGTCGTATCATTGTAAACGAATCAGAAGGCAAGCGTCCCGAGCAGTATGTGATTCGTGATCTCAACCCCAACTTTGAAAACATGACTGTGGCTGCTAAAACAGCCCAGGACTTTGTGGTAAATCCATCAGTGGGGTCGATCACAAACCAAGGCAACTACACAGCACCGTCGGGTTCACAGGGCCTAGTGGGCAACAGTCGTTTTGCTAGAGCAGTGAACGAAGCCACACTGGATGCCAAACACGTTGTGCACATCAGCTTGAGCGAAGGTCTAGATGTATTTTGGCCGTTTGGCAAGTCAGTGCTGGAAAACATTTTCAAGGTCTACAAGCAAAAAGAACTGCTGGAAGATGCCGTGCTGATCTATCGTGTGAGCCGTGCACCAGAACGCAGAATCTTCAAAATTGACGTGGGCAACATGCCCAGCCACATGGCCATGGCCTTTGTGGAGCGAGTGAAAAACGAAATGCACCAGCGTAGAATCCCCACACTCAGTGGTGGTGGACAAAACATGATGGATGCTACCTACAACCCACTCAGCATCAACGAAGATTACTTTTTTCCCCAGACTTCTGAAGGTCGTGGCAGCTCAGTGGACACCCTGCAAGGCGGTCAGAATCTGGGCGAAATTGATGACTTAAAGTATTTCAACAACAAGATGGCACGTGGTCTGCGTGTGCCATCCAGCTATTTGCCCACAGGACCCGACGACTCCAGTGTTCCAATGAACGACGGCCGCGTAGGCACAGCACTGATTCAGGAATATCGTTTCAATCAGTATTGCGAACGTTTGCAGCAACTTGTTATACAGAAATTAGACGACGAATTCAAAATGTTCCTGCGCTGGAGAGGATTCAACATTGATGCAGGCCTGTTCAACTTGAACTTCTGTGCACCGCAGAACTTTGCTGCCTACAGAGAAATTGAACTGGACACCAGCCGTGTAAACACATTTACTTCGCTCGAAGCAGTTCCTTATTTGAGCAAACGCTTCATGCTCAAGCGTTATTTGGGACTCAGCGAAGAAGAAATCATCGAAAACGAAAAAATGTGGCGCGAAGAGCGGGATCAACCCGAGCTGCAAACCACACAAGGACAAGATCTACGATCAATTGGTATCACGCCTGCGGGCCTGGAAACAGATATTCAAACTGGTCAAGACCTACAAAATCTCACCCCAGTGGGAGCAGAAGCTGGTGCAGTGGGCGGCGCACCCGGCGCACAACCTGGCGCACCTGGGCTAGCACCTGCAGGACCAGGTCCTGCAGCACCGCCGGCGTTATAAATACAGCATGATTCTCAACGAACTATACCGCAAAGAACCTGAAGGTTATCAAGACGTTGCACAAGACAACAGCCAACCTACCTATGGTGATTTGCGCAAAACTCACTTGACTTTGAAGCAACTGCGCAAACTGAGAATGATGAACGATGTGAGAACATTTGAATACAAAGAAAAACTTGCATTGATAAGAAAACAGTATGCTCCGCCACCAGCAGCGCCTGCACTGTAAAAAATAAAAAAACTGCCTTTTTAGGCAGTTTTTCACTTGTAAACACCCAATATTTCTAATTATATGTAAATAAAATTACGAGCCATACTTTACGGAGGAAGAATATGACATCGAAATTTGAACAGTTGATCGAATATGTGATCAATGATGAAGAGCAAAAAGCTCGCGAACTATTCCATGACATCGTTGTAGAAAAGAGCCGCGAGATTTATGAAAACCTCATGCAAGAGGAAGCCGACGAACTCGAAGAAGCCAAGCACGAAGAAGAGATTGAAGAAAACGAGGAACTTGAAGAAGACGAGGGTCTCGAAGAAGGCATAGACGACGTTGAAGAAATGGGTGGCACCGGTAGCGCAGCCCACAATTTCATGCAAGAAGTTGAAGCTGAAGAAACCGGCATGATGGAAGAAGGCGAAGACGGCGAAGAAGGACATTCTGCCGAGCTCGAAGATCGTGTGATCGACCTAGAAGACAAGCTGGACGAGCTCATGGCCGATTTTGAAGCCATGATGGGCGACGAACAAGACACCGACATGGGTGTTGCTGGTGGTGACGAACTAGAAATGGACGACACCGAAGAGTTCAAGGAGCCAGGCGAAGTCAAAGGCGAAGAAGAGTTTGAACTAGCCGAAGGCATTGACCTCAAAGCTGCTCCAAAGCCAACTACTTCCGAAGAAGGTTCTGTAAACAAGAAGACCGTTGTTGCTGCTAACAGTGGTGCCCGAGGCGCTGTAGCCAAACCAGTTCATGCCGCAGGCGGCGAAGAAAAAGGCCGTGCAGCACCCACAGCCAAAGACGTTGGTGTAACCCCAACTCAAGACGCAGGCAGCAAGGCATTTAAAACCGCAGCACCCAAGCCAGTGACCACACAAGAAGCTGGTGTAAATGCTCGCACACCTTTCCCCAAAGGTTAAACGTAAGATATGGCTCAGTATCTAAAAGAACATCTCAGCTTCACTCAAGCCCAGTGCGAACTGGTGCTCGAGGATGCTGCTGATGGATCTGGTAAAAAGCTCTATGGCATGCAGGGTATCTTCATTGAAGGAGATAAACGCAATGCCAACGAGCGCATTTACCCTGGCCACGAAATACGACGTGCTGTTGATTATATCAACACTCAGATTGTTGAAGGTCATTCGGTACTAGGTGAAGTTGATCACCCCGATGATCTCAAGATTAACTTGGACCGCGTGAGCCACATGATTGAAAAAATGTGGTGCGAAGGTTCAGTAGGATACGGAAAACTCAAGTTATTGCCCACCCCCATGGGAATGCTGGTCAAAACCATGCTGGATTCGGGTGTAAAACTTGGTGTTTCAAGTCGTGGATCAGGAAATGTCGACGACAGAACAGGACATGTCAGTGACTTTGAAATAGTCACTGTTGATGTGGTTGCCCAACCCAGCGCACCAAACGCATATCCCAAAGCCATCTATGAAGGACTCATGAACATGAAGTATGGACATAGACTGGTGGAGATTGCCAAGGAAGCAGGCCAGGACAACAGGGTAGAGAGATATTTGAAGAGCGAAGTAGTCAAGCTCATCAAAGATCTCAAGATCTAAGGAGAAATTGATGCTAGACGCAATCAAACCACTACTAGATAGCAACCTGATCACCGAGGAAACTCGTCAAGAGATCACTGAAGCTTGGGAAGCCAAGCTCAATGAGGCTCGTGAACAGGCTCGTGCAGAACTCCGCGAGGAATTTGCACAACGCTACGAACATGACAAACAAGTGATGGTGGAAGCCCTGGATCGCATGGTAACAGAAGGTCTCAACACAGAGATCCAAGCAGTTGCTGCTGAAAAAGCACAGCTAGCTGAAGATCGTGTCAAGTTCCAACAGAAAATGACTGAAAGTGCTACGAAGTTCAACGGCTTCCTAGTAACCAAGTTGGCTGAGGAACTAGGCGAACTGCGCAAAGACCGCAAAGCACATAACGAAGGCCTCGAAAAACTCGAAGGATTTGTTGTGCACGCTCTTGCACGCGAGATTCGTGAATTTGCTCAAGACAAACAAGACTTGGTTAACACCAAAGTCAAGTTGGTCAGCGAAGCTCGTGCCAAGTTGGAAAGTCTCAAAGCACGTTTCGTCAAAGAAAGTGCCGACAAGATGACCCAAGCTGTTAGCAAGCATTTGAAGGCTGAACTTAGTCAGTTGAAGGAAGACATCCAAGCTGCTCGTGAGAACAACTTTGGACGTCGTATTTTTGAAGCATATGCAGCAGAATTTGGTTCTACTCATCTCAATGAGAAGGCCGAAGTTCGCAAGTTGCACAACATCATTGCTGAAAAAGAACGCAAACTCGACGAAGCCATCCAACTTTCATACCGTGCCAAAACACTGGTTGAAAGTAAAGAACGCGAACTGCGTGTGATCCGTGAGTCCAATGAGCGTGACAACACTCTGGGCGAACTACTGCGTCCCTTAAACAAGGAAAAGCAAGAAGTCATGCGTAATTTGCTTGAAAGCGTTCAAACTAGCCGTTTGAAATCTGCTTTTGAAAAATATCTACCAGCTGTATTAGCAGACAACCGACCAGCAAAAGCTACAAAAGTGATTGCTGAAAGTGTTACTGAAGTCACTGGCGATAAAACTGCCGCTAGAGTGCAGGAAGATGATGCGTCCACAAGCAACGTCTTTGAACTCAAGCGCCTGGCAGGTATCTAAAAAGAAAGAAAAGGAGACTTAAATGTCACAAGAACTACTTGAAAGCCGCTGGGGCGAGACCAAAGAAGCCTTGATGGAAGGCCTTTCTGGCACCAAGCGCAATAGCATGGGTGTTATCCTTGAGAACACCCGTAAGTATTTGAAAGAGAACGCAAGTTCTGGTTCAACTGCTTCTGGCAACATCGCCACACTGAACCGTGTGATTCTGCCAGTGATCCGTCGTGTTATGCCCACCGTTATTGCTAACGAGTTGGTTGGCGTTCAGCCCATGACCGGTCCTGTTGGACAGATCCACACTCTGCGTGTTCGTTATGCTCAGTCACTGACAGACGAAAGCGCAGCCGCAACCAGCGTAACAGCCGGCCAAGAAGCACTGAGCCCATTCACAATTGCTCAGGCTTATTCTACTGTTCCTCAGAACACCAGCACAGCTACTGCCTACACCGGTGGTAACACTGCTGTTATGGAAGGCACTGGCGGTAAGCAGATCAGCATTCAGATTCTGAAGCAAGCTGTTGAAGCCAAGACTCGTAAGCTGCAAGCTCGTTGGACATTTGAAAGTGCCCAAGACGCTCAAGCCATGCACGGTATCGACGTTGAAGCTGAAATCATGGCCGCTCTGGCACAAGAAATCACAGCTGAAATTGACCAAGAGATCCTGCTGAGCCTGCGCACACTGGCTGCTACTGAGTTCACATACAACCAAGCTACTGTTTCCGGTACTGCTACATTCGTTGGTGACGAACACGCTGCTCTAGCTGTTCTGATCAACCGTGTTGCTAACCTGATTGCACAGCGCACACGTCGTGGCGCAGGTAACTGGGCTGTTGTTTCTTCAGCTGCTCTGACTGTTCTGCAGTCTGCAACAACTTCTGCTTTTGCTCGCACTACAGAAGGCACCTTCGAAGCTCCCACAAACACCAAGTTTGTTGGAACACTGAACGGCGCAATGCGTGTGTTTGTTGACAGCTATGCTGCTGACACCACTCCTGTGCTGGTTGGTTACAAAGGTTCAAGCGAGGCTGATGCCGCAGCATTCTACTGCCCATACATTCCTCTAATGAGCTCTGGTGTTGTGCTTGATCCCACAACCTTCGAACCAGTCGTAAGCTTTATGACCCGTTATGGTTACATCGAGCTTACCAACACCGCAAGCAGCTTCGGTAACGCAGCTGACTACTTGGGTGAGATCGCTGTTTCGAACCTGTCTTTCAGCTAATCCAAATAGGATTACTAAAGCACAAAAAGGCCCTTCGGGGCCTTTTTTGTTGAGTCAACTGGTCATAAAAATGCTCGCACATCCAGTTTGGTCAATTCAGGAGAGGTGCGGGCCAGATAATATAAGTTTAACGACCTTTGATATTGCTTAGTAAATTGATATTTAACATAACTGTGGCAATTGGACACAGGTTTACATTATACGCTGTTTATATGTCATGGGTTATTAAAAAGAACATCTTGTTATAAATAAAATTAACGTAATTCTGCGTTTTATGCGGATACCACCGCGTAGTGGCTAGAACCCACATCGGACTTCTATAAGGAGAAAACAAATGGGACGTCCTCTCAAAATTCAAAAATACGGCACTGCTCAAGGTATCACCTACGGTGATGCAGGTGCACTAAATCAACCCGCTGCTGGCGTGCCAGTGGATCAAGGCTATCCAAACTTTGGTAGCTTGACAGATCCAGTTTATAATTCTGCTGACACATTGAATAGCAATCAATTTTATGGTGTAGTTGGTGGTGCAAAAAGTTCTGCACTAAGCGCAACTTTTCCAATTGTAAAATGCGAAGTAAACATCACCAACAGTTACAGTGGCCAAACACCTGGTGTAATTCTGCGTCAAAAAGGCAGTCACAAGTATTTGGTAGCTACCACTGCCAGTATTGATCCTGCCAACGCTGTAGCAGGTGTAGCACTGCGTATCACAGCAGTTGGTGACACTAACTGGACTGCAATGGGATTGTCGGGCACTGCTGCCATTGGCACAATTTTTACTCCTACTGCTGCTGCTGGTGCAGGCACTTCGGGCACAGCTCAGGAAGTTGGTGTTTGCGTGCTAACTAGTGATTTAACTCCAACAGCCGGATTGATGAGCATCAGTTACTTTACCGGTGACTCAACTGAAGTTGCTATCTCCAAGCTGACCAACAAGTATCTGTTGAAC